CCAATTAAGACTCCTATAATTCTAGATCTAGAGACGATACATATAACCTTACAAAATAATGGCACAACAGTCAACAAACAATCCTGCTTCACAAACCTTTCTGGGTAGGATAAACACAGCAACTAACGCTACAAATAACAGAGATTTGTATTTAAAGTTGTTCTCAGGTGAGATGTTTACTGGCTTCCAAAGAGAGACAATCGCAAGAGATCTCGTAATGAAGCGTACACTCACAAACGGAAAGAGTCTACAGTTCATCTATACTGGACGTACAAGTGCGGAATACCACACTCCAGGAAACAGTATATTAGGAAACTCTGACAAAACTCCACCTGTAGCAGAAAAAACAATTACAGTCGATGACCTATTAATCAGCTCGGCTTTTGTATATGAGCTAGATGAAACACTAGCACACTATGAGTTAAGGGGCGAAATTTCCAAGAAGATTGGATATGCTCTTGCTCAAAAGTATGATAGATTAATCTTCAGAGCTATTGCTAAAGGAGCTAGACAGGCTTCTCCAGTATCACTCAGCAACTTCATTGAGCCAGGTGGTACACAAATTCAAGTCGGTGGCGGTTCTAACGCTGACGATGCCCTAAACCACACACACTTAATCAACGCTTTCTATGATGCTGCTGCAGCTCTAGACGAGAAAGGTGTTAGTGATGAGGGTCGGGTTGCCGTACTTAACCCAAGACAGTACTATGCACTTATCCAAAACATTGAATCAAACGGTTTAATCAACCGCAATGAGAGAGGAGACGCATTACAGTCTGCAAACGGTATCATTGAAATTGCAGGTATCACAATCTACAAATCAATGAACACACCATTCTTCTCTAAGTATGGTACAAAGTATGCACCTTCAAGTGGTGCTTCAGCTGCAACTGACCTAGACACAGTAGATCCTGGAAATACAGGTTCATTCGTATCTGAGTCAATCGAAACAGCTACAACAGTTACAGGTAACAACTATGGCCCACGCCAGAACTACGGTGCTGCCTCTAACTTTGCAAACACATGTGGACTTATCTTCCAAAGAGAAGCTGCAGGTGTTGTTGAAACAATAGGGCCACAGGTTCAAGTAACTTCTGGTGATGTTTCAGTTGTTTACCAAGGCGATGTCATCCTAGGACGCATGGCTATGGGAGCAGATTATGTGAACCCAGCAGCTTGTGTAGAATTGTTCGCAGGAACATCTACAAAGCCATCAGCTTTCTCATAATATATACATTTATACGGGGGCACTCGCCCCCCTTTTTTTATGGCACAAATATCTTACGGAGTGTCTACCGAACTAGATGCTGTCAACTCAATCCTGATGAG